TAACACCTTGGAGTTGTTATGTTGCAACAACTGATGGTGAATCAATATATCCTATGCCGTCATTTGGATCTACGATAAATCAAACACTTGTTGAATGTTTTAGACCTAATGGAACACTGAAGACTGAAGTTTCAAATAATGGTGCGATGTATAACGGTTCGGTTAGGACATTTTGGAAAGCACCCAATTATGGGTATTTTGATAATTCAAGATTATCAATACCATCACCAGATAGTTATTTAAAGGAAGTATTTAACGATGTTGCAATACAACAAAACTTCTCAATTAATGGGGAAACAAATAAATATTCAACAATAAGTGAATTATTTACAACCTTTAATAAAGAAATATTAGATATTCTTGAAACTGAATTTTTAAATTTTAGTAGATCAGAATATGATTATAACTCAACTTTATCTTCAAATGATGAACTTGACTCAAGTAAACAAAATAAAAATTTCCAATCTTTGATGAGGGTTGTTATGAAATTACCAAAACCATCACCAACTAGTACAAATGGTAATTCTATTGTAAAAGAAATACAGGAAAATCAAATAACTAATTTTACTAGTTATTTAACTACGTTTATGGAATATAAAGTTGTAATGAAGTATGGTAACCCATCAAATTACGATAAAAAATTATTCTATACATTCTCTAATCAATTTATTATTGACCCATATTCTTATCAGGGTTATAATCAAAACTCACCAAATAGTTTACCAACTGCGGGTGGAACTTTAACGTTATCTCAATCTAAAACGCAATATCCTGAAACGTGGAAAACTTTGGAAACATATATTGGTTTTTCTGAAATACCTGAATTAGTATATTCTGATAATGGATCTTATATTACTGACTTTTTTGTTGATATTGATGTTGAATTTAGTGAGAACAATATAAAGAATTTTGCACCAATTATTAAAATGTATGCAACTCAGAAACTACAAAATAGTGCAATCACTAAGGTTGAGTTTTATAGTTTAATGGATACCTATCTTACAAAAAACACAACATATTTAAATACTGTCTTGGATTTAGAATTAACTAGATTGAGAAAAGAGTTACCTACCATTGAAATAACCAGTGCGGATGGTAATGTTAAGTCGGATCTTGAAGGTGAACAAACTAGATATGAATTGTGGGATTTATTTAAAACAATAAACGATACTTGGATTTCAGGGGCTGACTTTAAAAGTAAAACATTATTTGAAGATGTTTTAATAATGGATAGGGCAAGTAGGGATGTTGGTCAGAAAGTGTTTGTAGATATTTTTATGTTAAAGAATTTAATGGAAAACGCTAATTATGCAAATAAATTACTTGATATTGTCCAATCAATTTTAACTGCTAATAATTTTGTAAACTTTACATTACCTGCTTATGCCAATTTCTATAATGTAAAAGATGTGAGTAAAAATCCATCACCAAAACCTGAAGGAACACTAGAATTTGCAAACACTTTATTTGGGACATTTTTAGATGTTGATTATAGAGAAACATCGGCAAAGTTTCTTTGTTTGTATAGTAATCCCCCAAGTAAACATTTGGCGATGAATGAAAATACTGATTATAGATATAGGGACGATGCGTTTGATTTAAGGAGAGCAACTGATAATCCTTTGTTGGAAAATCAAGATGGTAAAACTAATTGGGATAAATCAAATAAGGTAGTTGGGTTTAATGTTGATATTGGACCACAAAATCAACAAATATTTAAACAGATTGATATTTCTCAAGACCCGGGATTACCAACAAGTGAGTCGTTAGAGGTATTAAACCAAATGGCAAATTTAGACCGAAATAGGGGTGGATATTCACAAAGTGTTTCATTATATAATCTATATAAAAATAGAAGTTATACTTGTAGTATTGATATGATGGGTAATGCTCTTATGCAACCTATGATGTATTTTAATTTACGAAATGTACCTATGTTTAGTGGCCCATATATGATCACTAAAGTTTTACATACGATAGGTTTAGATGGGTTTGATACAACAATAGAAGGTCAAAGACAACCATTCTATAGTATTCCTAAAATTGAGTCATTTATACAGTCGTTAAGTACAAAAATACTTTCAAACATTAGAGAGAAAGTAGAACAAAATAATAAGGAGATAAATGCGACAACAACAAATGTTATTAGTCAAACAAATAATGTTGTGAATAATAGTAATATGACTGTTGGTTTAAGTCCAAATCAAGAATGTAGTGATAATTTAAATTCTGATTATAAAAATAAAAATTATGTAACGGCAACACCACAAAAAAACACAATTACAATTAAAGAAGCAATAACATTAATTAATAAGAAAATTAATGAGTTAAACCCACCAAATAAAGAAGATTTAGCGTTATTAATTTATTCCATAATGTCATTAAGGTTAAGTACTAAATTTAGTGGTTATGGTAATAATTATGGTGTTATACCATTAACATCATCATATGGTGGTTCAGATGTTAGTTTTAGTAAGACATATTTCTGTGATACTAATAAAACTCCAATAGTTATTTTTAATACTCCTGATTTATTTATGGATTTTATGGTTAGTAAATATGGTACTCAGATGGTGGCATTAAACGCTTATTTATTGAATTTTACGACTTATCTTGATCCCCAACAATTGGCTAAAGCGATTGTTAAATTCTATGTTATTAATTTCCCATCAATAAGTGATAATAATGTATACGACAAATTACCTGAAGATGATAAAATTAAATATGAGAATATTGTTATTAACGCAATTAAGGAATATAGGTTAAATGTGGGTCAATAATCTACCAACACATAAATTTTTTAATACTTAATGATATTTATATAAAAAAGAAATTATGAACACTAAATTAATATTAGATAACTACTTGGGTAAAAACACAAGAGTTACAGAAAAAGACAAAGGAAATGGTTATAAAGAAGTTTGTGACCTTGATAGTGGAGATTGCTACACAATTAGAATGAAAGATGGTTTAATTGAGAGAGTTGACAATACTATGAATACAAATAAAAAAATCCAAGTAGAGACTAAAACAGGTATTAAACAATTATTAAACGGATAATAAAATGAGTGTAGATAAAAAGATTTTAGAGGAAATTAAGAGATATAATTCTATTAATAGTTATATTATGGAACAAGACATTCCTGATTTACCACCACCATTACCGGGAGATGTGCCACCGGCACCTGATGCGGCACCATTACCGGGAGATATACCACCTGCACCTGACGCGGCAGCACCTGTACCACCTGTAGGGCCAACACCTGAACCTATTGACATTGCAAATGATCCTGATGTTGAAGAAGTTGGTAAAGAGGAGGACGAAAAAGAAGATATTGAGATTACTGATTTGGTAAAATCACAAAAAAATATTGAGGATAAACAAGAGGAATATTTTAATAATTTATTTGGCCAACTTGAGAATATGGAATCTAAGTTGGGTGAAATGGATAAAATTATGAATGCTCTTAATGCTCTTGAGGTTAAAGTTGAAAAAATGAGACCTAAAACCCCACAAGAAAAATTAGAATTAAGAAGTTTGGATTCAGGACCGTTTAATCAAAAACTATCAGATTTTTTTATTGACAAAGAAGAAGATATGGAAAAATCGGGAAAAAATGAATATGTTTTAACATCGGATGATGTTGAGGACTTTTCACCAAACGAAATTAAGGGAACTTTTAATTCCTACGATGATGATGATATGATGCCGTAATTATAAAACCACAAAATGTGGTTTTATTTACGACAACAAGTTGACAACACACAATTTTCTATTTATACTTTCTATGTAAACTTTTAATTAATATATATATGGCGACAACAAATGTTTTAGATGCGGTTTTGGCTCAGTATGAAAGCTCAAAACAAGGTGGTTCTTCTAACACCACAAAAATGTCTCAGGACGAAAGAATGAAAAAATATTTCGCGGCTATCCTTAAGGATAACGAGAAACAAGGTCAGAAACGACTTAGAATATTACCAACAACTGATGGGTCTTCACCTTTCAAAGAAGTATGGTTCCACGAACTTAATGTGGATGGTAAATGGCAAAAATTCTATGATCCAGGAAAAAATGATAATGAGAGATCACCATTGAATGAGGTTCACGAAGAACTTATGTCAACGGGTAAAGAATCTGACAAAGAAATGGCACGACAATATAAAGCTCGTAAGTTTTATATCGTTAAAGTAATTGATCGTGATAACGAACAAGACGGAGTTAAGTTTTGGAGATTTAAACACAATTACAAACAAGAAGGGATCCTTGATAAAATTATTCCAATTTGGAAAGCAAAAGGTGATGTTACCGATTCTGATAAAGGTCGTGATTTAATCTTGGAACTTACCAAAGCAAAAACTCCAAAAGGGGCGGTATATACAGTAATTCAAACTGTAATGTATGATGACCCAACACCAACTCACGAAGATGTGGAAACAATGAACACTTGGATCAATGATGAATTGACTTGGGAAGATGTTTATTCTAAAAAACCAATTGAATACCTTGAAGCGTTATCAAGAGGTGAAACTCCACGTTGG